AAAAATTGCACCTGCGTCTGTAATGAGGAGGATTTTCCCAATGCGTAACCTGTTTATCGCCCTGTTCGCTCTGGCCTTTGCCCTGGGATCAGCCCAGGCTAAGGACCTGCACCTGGTATCGCGTTCGGCCGGATTTGCCGCCAAGACGGTGAGCTATCCAGTTCGCCACCCGAAAAAGTCGGCCCGGGGACTGAAAAAGGCCACCAAGGCCACGTTTCGCGCCGGCTACAAAGCCGGGAAGCAAGTTCTCTAATTCCTGTCTTACTAAGATTCAGGAGTATGAGGACGGCGACGAACTCATCAGTGAATACCTCTGGAACCTCTATGAGGGGTGGGAGGACGACGAGTGCGCCTAAGCTGACACCCCGAGAACTCGGCCGGATGCTAACCCACGCCTCGGAAGAGGAATTCGGCCTATACCTCGAGTCCCGATTGGGTGGAGACCATGACCTCGCCTGCCAGATCGTGGCGCGGGTGATGCGGACCGAGGGCAACTGGCTGCGCAACAAGAAGAAGGCGCGCTAGGCGAACTTTCGTGGTTCCTTCCCATTTTTTGCTTGTTTTAGCTTTTGGACGCGCTAAGCAAAGACGAATTGCGCGATGTCCTGCGCGTCGCGGCCGCGCACCGGGAGCGGGACTGGCTGATGATCCTGGTAGCTTACCGGCATGGGCTCAGAGCCTCGGAAGTTGTTCGAATCACGCCAGATGACCTACGCGATGGATTTCTCACAATCCAGCGACTCAAGGGCAGCCTTCGAACAATTCAGCCGCTTTCTGGGGACAAGGAAGCTCTCTTTGACCTTGCGGGAGCGCTGGTTGCTTTCGCGCGCAAAGCAAAACCGGGAGAACCGATATTTCCGGTCGGGGCAAAGCATTTCTGGCGCCTGTTCCGGCGCTACGCCGAGCTTGCCGGAATCCCCGCGCACAAGCGCCATCCCCACGTGCTGAAACACTCTATCGCCATGCACACCATCAAGTTAGCTGGAATTGAGAATGTGCGGCAGTATCTCGGCCACAAATCAATTTCCTCTACCGGCGCCTATTTGAAGGTGTCCGACGCTGAGGCTTCAGAGGCTATACGGAAGGCTCAGGACTGATTGCTTTCTTTGCTTTTATTCGGCTGGGGGACGAGGCGCTGAATGAGCAAGGGCGGATCACGAAAGCATCCGGCAAATTGCGCCTGCGGAAATTGCCCCAGGATCGGCAGACCAAAGGCGGAACGGGCCACCAGCAACAAGGTCGCCGGCCAGGTGCTGAAGGAAGTCAACGCCAAGGCCAAATGGCTGAGAATCATCGAACTGGCGTCGGAAAAGGCCGAGGGGACGAAAAACACCGCCGACCTGCAAAATGCGCTCAAGTATCTGGAAGACCGGGAATACGGCAAAACCGTGGACACCGTAAACCACCTGCACGACAAGCCGCTGCAGATCGAGGCTACGGTGTCAATCGCAGAAGTTGTGCGGGAAGTGCGGCAGAGAAAACAGGAATATGAGCGCAGCGGCCGCTAACCCATTGGTCGACGTGCAGCGCGAGCTCGCCGAATTCGTGCATGATCCGCTGGGCTTTGTGGCCTGCGCCTACCCATGGGACAAGGGCGAGATGCTGGGCGAGAAAGGCCCGCGGGAATTTCAAAAGAGGTTCCTGCGGGAGATCCGCGACCACCTGCAGAACCCGGAAACGCGCTACAAGCCCTTCCGCAAGGCTATATCCTCCGGCCACGGCATCGGCAAATCGGCGCTACTCGCCTGGATTTCGCATTGGGGCCTGTCCACCTTCGAAGACTGCAAAGTCATCATCATGGCCGGCACCGGGGATCAGCTCAAGACCAAAACCCAGCCCGAGGTGGCGAAGTGGTTTCGGCGGGCGGTCAATGCCGAACTCTTCGAGGTGAACGTGACCAGCGTCAAGGTGCGGGAAAGTGGCCACGAGCAGACCTGGCGCTTGGATTTCCTTACCTGGTCGGAAGAAAACCCGCAGGCCTCAGCCGGCGCCCACAATGCCCGCAAGCGGCTGATCATCATCTATGACGAGGCGGTCGGCATCCATGACGAAATCTGGAAGACACAGGAAGGTGCTTTCACCGACGCGGAGACGGAAATCATCATGATTGCATTTTCGCAGTGCACCCGATCATCGGGGATGTTCTTCGAGGCCACGCACGGCAGCCAAAGAAACAGATGGCACTCGGAAGTGATCGATTCGCGCACGGTTGAGGGCGTAAACCTCGAGGAAATTCAGGAGTCGATAGAGATTTATGGAATTGACTCCGATCAGGTACGAGTCCGGTGGCTGGGGCTGTATCCACTGGGCGGGGAAGGGAAATTCATCAGTTTGCAACTGGTGCAGGAAGCCCAAAACAGGCCAGCCATGTCGTTCCCCGACGATCCGCTGGTTGCCGGCGTGGACCTCTCCTGGGGCGGATCGGACGATACGGTGATCAGGTTCCGCAAAGGGGCCGACGCGCGTTCCATTCCGCCCATTAAGATTCGCGGCATTTACACGGGGAATCCCACAGTTGTACGAGAGAAACTGGCCGACGTACTGCGCTCGAAGTTCAATGGCGAAACCGTAGCCATGATGTTCCTCGACAACTCCGGCGTGGGTGGCAATGCGGGCATGATCCTGGCCGGACTCTCGTCTCTGGGATTCAAGAACGTAATGGGCATCAACTTCGGCGACCAGGCGCTGAAAAGCCAGTTCTACGTGCTCCGGCGGGATGAGATGTGGGGTGCGATGAAGGACTGGCTCAGGGAATCGGGCGCAATCGACAACGACAAGGAGCTGGCGAGCGACCTGCAGAAGCCGCAACTCATGCCAGACTTGCACCAGCGGATTAAGCTGGAACCAAAAGACGTGATGAAAAAGCGGCTGGCAAAAATGGGCCTCGACTCCAATTCCCCCGACGACGCCGACGCCCTGGCCCTTACTTTTGCCATGCCGGTAGCACCGCCCAAGAAGAAATCCGCTGGTCCGCCGCCGAGAGTAGGAGTGTGGTCGTGAAAAAGAAGATTGCAGCTCCGCCCAAGCCACAGCCAAAGCTTTCTCCGACCGCCATGGTCAGGATTCGGGCCAAGGCCAATCGCATACTGGGGAAATAACTTGAAGCCCGACGACAAACGGCGCCTCGAAAATCAGCTGATGGTCATGGGCCTTAACAGGCTCTCCGACCCCATGCTAGTGCCCCAGATGGCCAGACTGATCAAGGATCACGACTTCTTCCTAGGAATGCTGAACGAGTGCGACCAGGAGAAGCGCACGGAGATGTATGAGGCGCTCAAGCCCCATCTGTCCTTCAAGCCCTGGCCGCTGGAGCGCTACATCTCGAAATTGAAGGAGCGGGCGGGGAATATCGCCTCCACAGAAAAGCCGGCGGTGATCGGCAAGAGGTCTAAACCCTTCCAGATTCGGGGCAAGCAATATATCGACGCGATTTCGCGGGAAGCCGGAGCGGTAACCTGCCTGACTTTCACCTGCGCCAAGTGCACGCGAATGGAGCAATTCATCGCCGACACTCCGGTACAAGCGGCAATCATGGCAAGGCAGAAGGGCTGGGTGCGCGACATCGTGAGGGATCGGGAAATCTGCCCCAAGTGTCCGGCGGTGAGAACGAAAGTTGGGAATGCTTGATGCCCTATACCCGCCGACAAGTTAAATATTTACTCTCTTCCGGCTCTCCCTTGTCCGGGCAGCAGAAGGACAAGATGAAGTCCGAACTGCACGCCAACCCGGAGATGGGCCACATGAAAAAAGGCTCATCGAAGTACAAGGGCGAGGCGCATAACTTTGACCACAGCCGACCGAAACGCCCGGTAGTATCCCGCTATTCCCGCTAAATGCCAGAAGAATTGAACGAAGAGCCGCAATCCAACGCGGACCCGGATATATCCGACGCCGATTCGGACCTACTCAAGGAAATCCGCGAGGACTTCCAGTACTTCACCGACTACTGGAAAGAGAACCGCGAGCAGATGGCGGAGGACAGCCAGTACGCGGCCTGCAACTTCTGGTCGGCGGACGACCTCAAGGACCGGGAAGGGCGGCCCTCGCTTTGCCCAGACGAGCTATCGCAATACGTTAAGCAATATGCCAACAGCCTGAGACAGAACAAGCGGGCGGGAAAAGTCGATCCGCGCGGCATGGGCGCAACCGACCAGGACGCGCACCATCGACAAACCATCATCCGGGGAATAGAGCATGCTTCGACCGCGCAGGCGGCCTACACCACAGCTTATGAACAAGCAGCTTGGACCGGTTTAGGTTTCTGGCGGGTGACCACAGTTCCCACCGGCAACAACAAGGAAGTTCATCCCGCCATCAAGCGCATTCCCAACCAATTCACAGTGCTGCTTGACCCGGAGGCGAGAGAGGCGGATTTTTCCGACGCGCGCAAATGCTTCGTGACCGATGTGATGCGGACCAAGGCATTTACCCGCAAATTCAAGAACGCCAAAAAGCGCAGTTTCTCAGCCCAGGACATGAACGTGGCTCCGGGCTGGCTGAATGGCGACGATCTGGTCATCGCGGAATACTGGAAAGGCGACGAAGGCAGGCCGGGCACGGACATGAAGGTGATGCAGTACATCACCGACGGGTTTGAGATTCTGGAACGCACGGAGTGGGCGGGATCGTTTGTTCCCATCATTCCGGTAGTGGGCGAAGAAATCTATGTAAACGAGGGCGGGCGGTCGAAGCGCGTGTTTTTGTCGCTGATTCGCCGGGCCAGAACGCCGCAGAAGATGCTGGCCTACATCGCCTCCCAGGAACAGGAAGAGTTCGCCATGGCGCCGCGCGCTCCCCTGCAGGGATTCGAGGGGCAATTCGATCCCGACGAGCACGGGACCCTGCACAAGACGCCGCGGGCTTACGTCGAATTCAAGGTTCCAAAAGATTGGAATGCAGGATGGGGCGTCCCGCCTTTGCCGGGAAGAACTCAGTTCATGCCCAACGCGCAGGCTTATGAACTGGCTTCCGAACGCTGGCGGCGCGGCATTCAGGCAGCCATGGGCATTACACCCTTGCCGACGGCGGCCCAGAGACAGAATGAAAAATCAGGCATAGCGCTCGACAAGATCCAGACGCAAGAGGCCATTGGGTCATTCCACATCACCGACAACTTCGACCGGGCTTTGGCCAATTCCACCCGGCAATTGAATGAGCTGATCACGCGAGTGATGGACACGCCGCGGCAGGTGGGAGTGCGCAAGCCGGACGAGACCCATTCGCTGCTCTGGGTAACGACCAGTGAGCACAGCCTGCCGCCCGAGGCGCAAGAGGCCATAAAGAGCCAGGACGACTACCTGGTCACCGACCGGGGAGAATTCGACGTGACCATCTCCGCCGGGCCCAACGTGCAATCGGAGCGGGAGGAAGCGTCGAATTTCGCCGACACCTTTATCTCTTATGTGTCGAAGCTCCCGGTTCCGCCGCAGATCCAGATGCACTTGATCGGCCTGGCGGTGAAGTTGAAAAATGTCGGGCCCATCGGGGAAGAGATCGCCAAGCTGCTGATTCCGCCAGATGCGGACAAAGTGCCACCCGAGGCCCAGGCGGCCATTGCCCAGGCGCAGGGAATTATCCAGCAGCTCCAGGCCGAACTCCAAAAACTGCAGATTGAGAAGCAGGGCAAGGTCATCGACAACGAATACAAGCTGCAGATGAACCAGCTGAATAACGACATCAAGGTCCTGACCGCGCTGATCACCGCCAAATCGCAACGTGAGGACCAGGAATACGAGATGTACCGTACTTTCTGGCTGGAGAACCACAACGCGGCCCACGAACGAGGAATGCAGGCGGAAGAGCACACCCACGAAAAAGACACCCTGGCGAAGCAGGCGGAAATCGCCAGCGCACAGGCGGCGCAACAGCACGCACAGACGCTAGAACAAAACGCCCAGCAGGCCGCGCAGCCCCAAGCCCAGTAGACAAGTTTTCGCTGGCCCGGCGTCAAGGGCAAACCACTAAAAACCCACGAAATCATTTCGTGGGAAAAACCCACAAGGACAACCTAAATGCCAGACGTAAATAATCCGGCGCCGGACCCGTCGGCCGCGCCTAAGGTCCCTGAAGTCCAACCTACAGAAGTAAACCTCTCGCAATTTTCGCCGGAAGAGCGGCAGAAGTGGCGGGAGACGGGGAAGATCCCCGAGCAGCCGCAAAAGCAGGACTCGGCCCCTGCTGACCCTCCCAAAGCGGAGAAATCCGAGGCTGACGAAGCCAAACCCGCAGCGGAACCGGAGACCGCAGAGACTTCGCAGGACAAGCCCAAAAAAGGCAAGGCAACGGCAGAGGAGCGCATTCGGCAGCTTCTGGCGGAAAAGAAGGATTTAGAGGAGCGCCTTCGGCAGCGCGCACCGGCACCGCAGCCGGCCTCGAAATCCGAACCGGAAGCCAAAGCCCAAGAGCCTGAAAAGTACAAGCCCCTGAACCAGGACGAGTGGATGAAGGCCAACCCGAACGGCACGTGGGAAGAGTTCGAGGCGGCCAAGATGGACCACCACTACCAATGGCGACGGAACCAGGAAATTCAGGCGGAGGCAGCGCGGCAACGTCTCGCCCAGTACGAGGCGAGCGTGAATGATGCCCGCGAACGCTATCCCGACGCCGAGGACAAGATCAGGCCCACGCTTCAGACCATCGCCGAGGACCAGACGATTTCCCCGGTGGTAAAGGCGATGATCGGCGACTCCGAGGTGGCCCCGCACCTGCTCTATGTGCTGGCAACCTCCAATAAGCTCAACGACTTCCTCTCGACCGCGCGCACCAATCCCGGCAAAGCCTTGCGGCAATTGCGGGACATCGAACGCGACATCGAGGCGGAACTCGCCAAGCCAGCCAGGGACACAGAGGCTGACGCGGACGAGCCCGAAAAAGAGAAGCCGGAAGATAAGCCCGAAAAGTCCGAGCCTGCCCAAAAGGCCAGTCCTGCTCCACCTGAAACGCGCGCGCCCAAGCCACCCGCCGAGATCGGCGGCCGTGGAACAGCTCCGAGCGACACCGCACGCGATGCGGCGCAACGGGGAGACTTCCGGACGGCGAGAACGGAATGGAACCGGCGCGCACAGGATGGCCGCCTGCGCTAGCTAGCGGCAGAACAGGACAAGAGATTCTGTGCCTAACAACTTCCTAGTCGTCAACTGGATCTCGATGCGCATTCTCTGGTTTTTGCAGAATGCGCTCGAAGTAGCCAGCGTGTTCAATACCAAGTGGGAATCCGAATTCGGGCGATCCTTCCCGGTCGGCTCCTCCCCCCAGATCAAACTTCCACAATCCTGGCTGGTAACCGACGGCCTTGGCTACGACCCGCAAGGCATGGCCCGGTTATCGACCACGGTCAACCTGGATCAGATTTTCAAGATTCACTTCGAGTGGGATTCCTATGAGCGGCTAGTGAAGATGGAGCGCTCGCAGGAAGAACTGGAAGAGAACTATCTGTTTCCAGCCGCCCGGCAGCTGGCGCAGGAGCTTGATTCCCGCGCGGCCTTATGGGCTTACCAGAACGCCTCGAACGTGGTCGGCACATTGCAGTCCGACCTGACCACGATCAACCCCTACACCGCGGCGGAACGGCGTCTGTTCGAGAAAGCCTGCCCTAAAACAGGGGCAAAGCACGCCATTTTGTCGCCCTCGCTGATGGAAGCCTACGTCCGCAGCAACGTGACCCAGTTCAACCCGGCGTCTGACATTAGCCGCATGTTCCGTAGCGGTGTCATGGGCCAGGTCGCGGGCTGCGAGTTCTACCGCTCGAATTCGCTCTACCAGCACACCGCCGGGACCGCGCCCACGGGCGGAGTAACGGTGGTTGGCGCCAACCAGTCAGGTTCCAGCCTGATTGTTACCGGCACCAACACCCAGACCATCAAGAAAGGCGACAAGTTCTCGATCGCCTCGGTGAATGGCGTCAACCCACGGACCCGGCGCGCGGGCTCGATGGGCGCAATGCACTTTACCGCCACCCAGGACCTGACGCTTACCGGCGGCAACGACACCCTGAACTTCCTGCCCGCCATCTTCGGACCGGGCAGCCAGTATCAGAACGTCGATTCTCTGCCGGGCAACAACGCGGCCTTCACTTTCTGGCCGGGGACCACAACTCCGTCGGGCAAGGTGGGGATTGTCTCCCTGCTCCTGACCGAATACGCCTTCGCTTTGGCCGGCGGGAAGTTCGAAGTTCCCAAGGCCGTCGAGAAAGCGGAATCCACCGAAGACCCCGATACCGGCTTATCCATCCGATTTGTCCGGGCCTGGGATCAGCGCGAGTCGAAGATGACGAACCGCTATGACTGCTGCGTGGGCTTCGGCAACCTCTATCAGGACAATGGCGCAGTGGCCATTGCGGGAGCGTAAGGAACAACCATGAAAAATAAAACCTTACAGCTTATTTCTGCGGTGATCTTGCTCGGGGCGTCCTCTTTCGCCCAGACCCTGCTCACCAACACAACCCTGTCGGCGGCAGTCGCGGATTCAAAGACGCAGACCGTAGTCGTGGCTTCGGCCACCGGCATCAACGCGCCTTCGGCTTCCGATTACACCAAGGCCACTTTCCTCTTCGTAGACCGGGAACTGATGGACGTTCGGTCAGTCTCGGGCACGATCTTGACGGTGGTACGCGGCGCCGGCGGGACCAAGGCATTTCCGCACGCTTCCGGGGCCTATGTGTTCGTGGTGCCGGCCTATCAAGCGACCGGCATGTCCTCGACACCTTCCGGGTCCTGTACGCGGGGACAGGGACAGGCGCTTTATTTGCCGGTCATCGTTCCCGGCTCACCGGCTCCCTTCTACGACTGCCTGAACGGGCAGTGGGTGAATGGGGACGCGGACGGCTCGACCAGGTTGCAGGCCAACGGGATGCGCTACCCGGATCCGGGAGCCACAGCGCTTACGGCGCTTGAAACCGCCGGTACAGCGGCAGGCGCGGCCACGGAAATCTATTGCACGGAAATAGACCTTCCGTACAGCGGGATGCTGACCGGCCTGGGTGTGCTGAACGGGACCACGGTCGGGACCAACAAGCACTTTGCCATCCTCTACGACGCGGGCGGCAACGTGCTGGCCAACTCGGCCACAGCGGGCACCACGACAGCCAATGCTTCGACTTACCAGAAGCTGAACTTTGTGAATAAGTACTACGCCGTAGGGCCGGCGCGGTATTTCGCCTGCGACGGACTGAACGGCACAACCGACACCATCCGGCACGCGGTCACCGCGGTCAACGACAACGTGCTGGGCGGAACCATCACCGGCCAGACCTTTGGCACGGCGGCGGCCATTACGGCGCCCTCGTCTTTCACCACCGCCAAAGTTCCGTATTTCCTGATTTACTAGCGCGCGCTCGAAGCTCGAATCCGGGCGGGGCGAACCTGCTTCGCCCGGAGATTTTTCACTCACTTTTTTCAGGAGAAAACCATGTCGCTACCCAGCGGAGCAGTACTTGCACCAGGGGAATTCCAGAAGATCGAGAAAGCCCTGGAATCCCTCGCCAAAGACGCGCACGCGCCGCGCGAGATCAGCGCCAAGCTCGTGCTTCATATTCACAACGAATATCCAAAACTCCTCTACAAGGGCAAAAAATCGGTTCAGGTCGCCAACTCAGAGGAAGAGGAACAGGCCACCAATGACGGCTTTGGCGCGTTCGTGCCCGAGCAGCCAAAAGAAGGGGAAGAGTAATGCCCAGAGCAATCGACGAAGATGCCATCAAGGCAGCCACCACGCTGCAGATCGAGAAGATGCCGACCAAGGAGATTCCCCATCAGGAATTTCCCAAGGTGGTCTACAAGCACCCCAAGCAGCCCTTCCGCACGGAAATCCATACCATCCAGGGCCGGGAGCAGGAAGTCCAGGTAGCGCTCGAAGCCAAGACGCGAGTGGTTGGCGACAAGCGCGAACTGAAGCAGGCGCTCGACGAAGGCTACACGGAACAGATTTACGTGGCCCCGGCCACGCCTGAGCCCTCCGACGCTGAGTACTACTGATGCCCACGGTTGCCTCAGGCGAGCTGATCGAGTCGGCGCTTCTCGAGCTGGGGGTCCTGGCTCCAGGGGAAAAACCTGAAGCCCAGGACTACGCCTTCTGCCTGCGGAAGCTGCAGAGGATCATCGACCAGTTCAATGCGCGGCGGGAGTGCATCTTCAATGTGAACTTTTCCCGGTTCACGCTCAAGACCAACCACGCGCCGCATACCATCGGGCCGGGTGGGGATTTTGTGACCACGGTCCGGCCGGTGAGACTGGTTGCGGCCAACCTTGTGCTCACTACATCCGCGCCCAACATTGATTTGCCCATCAAGGTGGAGGATGACGCCTGGTGGGCCAATCAGCGGGTGAAGGATTTAACTTCCACCCTGCCGACGCATGTCTACTACTCGCCGGACGTGCCGCAGGGGAACCTATATTTCTGGCCGGTGCCGACGGTAGCCAACGACGTTCGTCTAGAACTCTGGTCGAACCTCTATTCCCCGGTATTGGTCGCCGACAAGATCAGTATGCCGCAAGGCTACTGGGAAGCCATCGTCAACACCTTGGCGGTCCGGTGCGCGCCGGGATTTGAAAAAACGCCTTCGCCGGTTTTGCTGCGGGAAGAAACCAAGGCCATGCAGGTGATCGAGAGCAACAATGCAGGTCCGCCCAGGATTTCTACGGCACACGGCGGATTACAGAATTCCGGTACGAGACCGAGATTCAACTTTCTCACGGGAGAGCCGTGGTGAGGGATTTCATGAAACGCATACTCGAAACAGTAGTCATTGCCTTCGTCCTTTTGGTGGCGGTGGCCTTTGTGGCCCACGTGGTCAGTCCACCGAAAGTAGAGGCGCAGTACATCATTCCCGGCGTGCACACCCTGCAGGTAACCATCGGGGCGGGAGTCACGCAGATTTCCACCAGTTCGATTCCGGTCAAGCAGGTATTTTTCCAGAACAACCAGACGCATTCCATGCGGGTGGGGGATTCGCTGACCACGACTTCGCGGGGAGCCTTGCTGGCCAATGGTTCGCCGGGCGGGTCCATCACTTCGGGAGCTTTCGGGATGCAGCAAGCTACCGACCTAAACCAGTGGTATGTGGCAGGCACGCAGAACGATGTCATCGACGTAATTTATATCCAGTAACTACTCAGTAAACTCCGTCCGCTCTCACCCAATTCCATGAAAAACTTATTTTGGGCTTGCCTGCTGCTGGCGGTCACGCCGAGTTTCGCACAGATCATCAATCCTTCGGGCTCAGGCTCAACCACGCTGAATGCAATCAGCAACCCGGTGGCGGTGAAAGCCTTCACCATGGGCACCAATACGCTGAACTTCAATATGTCGGGCAACTGGGGTTCGGGGTTTGGGGTAAGCATCTCGTCGTCGGGCTCGAACGCGGCTACCGGGCCGCTGTTCCAGGTGTCCTCGGGCGCGGCCACCTCACATGATGTGTTTCAAGCGTGCGCGCAGGGGACATCGAACTGCGCCATATTCACCAGCGCCGGGTCCCTTACCACCATCGGCACGGCAACCATTGATGCTACCAAGCTGAGTGGTACGCCGAAATTCACCACCATTCAGGACGGGAATGGCAATCCATTTCTGATTTCGTCGGCGACGGCATCGGCGGTAGACAGTCTTACCGTTACCAACGCAGCCACGGCAAACCCGGCCACGGTCACACTAGGAGCCAGCGGCACCGATGCGAATATTCACCTTGCGCTGAATGCTAAAGGGACAGGGACAATCAATCCCAATGCCCCTATTCTCTTACCGGCTGGCAGTGCCAGCGCAACCGCTCTCCAATTGGCGGCGGCAGGTCTGGGGATTTATCAGGCAGCCTCGGGAATTGGCGGACTAGCCTCGGGCGGCAACATAGTCGGCGGTTGGAACGGGTCGCGGATTACGGCCGTCTCCAGCGCGGCATTCGCTTGGAGTTCCGCAACCAACAACCTGACCACGGCGGATACTTGTCTTGATAGGTCAGCGGCCAAGGTAATTCGATTTGACGGCAACTCGGGCTGCAGTGACGGCTTGGGCACAGCGCAAGTCGGACTCCTGACCTCTACCAATAACTGCTCCAACTCTGGCGGAACTTGCGGAGCAGCACCGGCCGGCGCAGTCACCATCGCCGCAGCCGCCACCACTGTC